GCTGCGGACCGTCGGCTGGTGCGCCGAGCACTACGACGAGCAGGGCGCCGTCTGCCTCGTCCGCGCCATCCGCACCGAAGCTGGCGGCGGAACCCTCGGCGGCCAGGCCTGCGCCTTCCTCCTCGACGTGATTCGCGCCGAGTTCGGCCCCTGGGAAACCGTCCCCTCCTGGAACGACGCCCAAGTCGGCCCCGCTGCCCCGCTCCGCGTCCTTGGTCACGCCGCCGAACAAGCCGCAGCCCACGGCATCTGAAGGCGAGAAGCGCCCCACCCACAGTCAGGGGGTGGGGCGCTCGCCTGCATCCAGAGACGGCCGCACCCGCGCCGTCCACCGGTCCGTGCCGATCTGCGCCGGCCGCTGCAGCACCGTCACCTCGACACCCAGCTGCGCGAGCCGCGACAGCAGCGCCAGACCCTCGGCGCACTCCTCCGCCGTATCCGCGATCACCCCGAAACGCAGCCCCATAACGCGCCAGTCTGCCGCCCCCGGCCCGTCCATAGGCGTGTAATCACCCAGATGGCTTGATCTATAGCCGCTTCCTATGCACAATGGCGAACAGCGCCACCAGTGCGCCCACAAACAGCCCCCGCCACGTGCGGGGGTTTTCGCATTCCCGGGAGGTGACCCATGGAGGACACCCACCGACAGGCCGGCCTCGACGGCGAAGGCGGCATCTGGTTCACCGTCCGACAGGCCGCCAAGTTCACCAACCGGCGCATCGAAACGATCTACTCGTGGGAACGCCGCGGCCTCCTCACCAACCCGCGGCACGACGAGTACGGCCGGCGCATCTACAGCCAGCAGCAGATCGCCGAAGTCGAGAAGCAGGTCCGGCCCCGCGCCCAGCGGATCCTCCGCCGCGCCGCCTGATCGTCCTGCCGCTGCCGGGCCCCCGCCGGGCGGCAGGACACCCGCTCCGGGTGCCGTCACCTCACCAGCCCGGAGCGGGCCCCACACGCCGAGGCCTCGGGCTGATCCGGACGACACGACCGCGTGACAAGCTCACCGAACCGGATGACAGTCATCCGATCCGCCCTCATGATTGCGTGACCAACCACGCGATCTCAGGGGGGATCATGTTCGGAAGCAAGAAGACGCCCGAGGAGAAGGCCGCAGCCGCCCGTCAGAGGCAGCTCACGGGAGCCGCAGCGGCAGCAGGACTCACCGTCATGGGCGGCCAGTTCAGGGCCCCCAACCAGCAGCCCGTCCCCGTCGAAGGGGCGCGCATCACCATCGAGCGCGGCGAGGAAGCAGGGAAGCGCGTCACCGCCACCCGGGTCCTCCTCACCGGACTCTTCGCCCTGCTGCTGAAGAAGGACATGAACCAGCTTTTCATCACCATCGAGAACGGCGACAAGGTCATGCTCTGCCCCGTGCCGACGAAGAAGGAAGGCGCGGCCCGCATCTTCGCCACCATGGTCAATGGCGAAGCGACAGGCGTCACCAAGACGGAGTAGCGCGCATTGCACGTAGGAGGCCCCGCTCGCACTGCGGGGCCTCACGCATGCCTAGGGGGCTTGCCGGTTGTCCAAGAAGCGATGCCCCAAGTGCGTGCAGTGGCTAGACGTCAACTGCTTCAGTAAGAACAGGCGGCATGCAGACGGGCTTCAGACGTACTGCAAGCAATGCTCCGACGCCTACCGCACAGGCCGTGGGTACAAGCTGAGCGCAGAAGCGAAAGAGCGGAAGCGTCAACGGGAGCGAGACGCGTACAGGGAGTGCCCCGAGAAGCGCTGGGAGCAGAACCTGGCGCGCAAGTACGGGATCACAGCCGAGAAGTACTTCGAGATGCTCGAAGCACAGGGCGGCTTCTGTGCTATCTGCCTGCGCCCACCCGGCAAGAAGCGTCTGCATGTAGATCACTGCCACATCAGTGGACGAGTGCGTGGCCTTCTGTGTGACGACTGCAACCTTGGGATCGGCAAGCTCGGAGATGACCCATCGAGGGTCATGTCTGCGGCTGCATACCTGCAGCATGGCCCTCGATGGCGCGGGCTCACGCTGCTTGTTTACGAGGATCCTTCGTAGGTATCCAAGCCAGCGTTGTGTTCAGCGCAAGGGAGGTGGCCATGCCAGTCGCCCCTCCCACCCGCTGCGGTGCCGCAGGTTGCCACGCCTTCGTGACCAACAGAGGCCGATGCGACGAGCACCAGCCTCAACCGTGGGCCAACAGGGCACGCAAGCAGGACCGGTACGGCATGAGCTCAGGCACCATGCGCTCCCTGAAGCGACGCGTCGCAGTCCGGGACAACAGCTCCTGCTACGTGTGCGGGCGCGAGGCCGACGAGGGCGAGGTCTTCGACCTGGAGCACAAGCGGCCGATCAGCCTCGGTGGATCACCCGACGACATGGAGAACCTGGGGCTGATCTGCGCCGAGGACCACGCGATCAAGAGCAAGGCCGAGGCCGCGGCAGCCAACCGGCGGCGGGCCAGGCCAGCCGACTGACAAAGCCGCAGGTCAGATGGGGTAGGGGAGTCTAGATCCCTGAGCTGATCGCCAGGGGGCCCGCCGCGGTCAGTGAAAAAGGCGCCTGCACAGAATCCGGGATAGGGGGTCTGTGATCATGGGGCGTACCGCTCAGCCCGCAGCCCTCAAGCTGATCAAGGGGCGCGGCGACGGCAAGGACACCGCTGGCCGGCCGGTCAACCAGGGCCCGGCGTTCAAGAGACTCCCGCCCAACCCTCCGACGTGGCTGTCGACGGAGGCGGCTGCCGAGTGGAAGCGCGTGGTGCCCGGCCTCTCGCGGCTGGACCTGCTCAAGCCGGAGGACCGAGCGGCGCTGGCCGCGTACTGCGAGGCGTGGGCGACGTTCGTGTCGGCGACCCGGACTGTCCAGGAGGAGGGCCTCGTCATTGAGGCCCGCCAGGGGAAGCTCGCGCATCCCTGCGTGGGCATCGCCCGCGCGGCGGGGCGGGAGATGAGGAGCTGGGCGGCTCACTTCGGGCTGACTCCGTCGACGGAGCAGGCCCTTGCGAGGGGGGCCGACGATGGCAACGAGGACGACAACCCGTTCGCGTAAGAAGCCTCCCGCCGGTCCCGATGCGGCTGAGCTGGAGCGACTGAAGCTGTCGCCCGAGGTGGCCTGGTACCTGACCGAGCGCGGAATTCCGCTGCCTGACTGCCCGCCGCTGGTACAGACGCCTTCGCCGGGCGAGGCGCCGGGCGCCGTGTTCGATCCGGAGCGGGTCGACAAGGTGATCCAGGCGTTCTCGCTTCTGCGGCACACGCAGGGCCAGTGGGCGGGGCAGCCGCTACGGCCGGATCCGTGGCAGGTGGCGTACATCCTGGCGCCGGTGTTCGGCTGGGTCCGCTGGGATGAGGACTCGCAGACCTACGTGCGGATCGTGCGCGAGCTGTACGTGGACGTGCCGCGGAAGAACGGCAAGTCCACCCTGGCCGGCGGCCTGGCGATCTACATGACGTGCGCGGACGGGGAGCAGGGCGCCCAGGTCATCACCGCGGCGACGACGAAGGAGCAGGCTGGCTTCGTCTTCGAGCCGGTGAGGAAGCTCGCCGAGGCGGCCCCGGCGCTGAAGAAGCACGTCCTGCCGCTGAAGGACAAGATCCTGCACAAGCGGTCCGGCTCGTACTTCAAGCCGATCGCGTCGGTGGCCGGCGCCCAGCACGGCGCGAACATCCACTGCGCGATCGTCGATGAGCTGCACGAGCACAAGACGCCCGAGCTGGTGGAGACCATCGAGACGGGCACGGGTTCGCGCCGGCAGCCGCTGGTGTGCATCATCACGACGGCCGACTCGGGGAAGCGTGAGTCGGTGTACGACCGGAAGCGGCAGCGGGTGGAGAAGTTGTCGCGCCGGGTATTTGCGGCCCCGTCGGTGTACGGCGTGGTGTGGGCGGCGGAGCGGGATGACGATCCGCACGTGGAGGCGACGTGGCGGAAGGCGAACCCTGGGTACGGGGTCTCGCCGACTCGTGCGTACCTGCAGGCCAAGTCGGATGAGGCGAAGCAGAGCCCCGCGGACCTGGCCAAGTTCCTGCGGCTGCATCTGGGGCGCCGGACGAAACAAGAGACGAAGTTCCTGACGCTGGAGTCCTGGCACCGGAACGCCGGCATGGTCGATGAGGCCCGGCTGCGCGGCCGGGAGGCGTATGGCGGCCTGGACTTGGCGGCGACGTCCGACCTGTGCGCGCTGTGCTGGCTGTTCCCGGACGACGAGCGCGGCGGCTTCGATGCCCTGTGGCGGTTGTGGACGCCGGAGGACAACGTCGACGCCCTGGACCAGCGCACGGCGGGCGCCGCGAGCGTGTGGGTGCGCGAGGGCCTGCTGGTGGCGACGCCGGGGAACGTCGCGGACTACGACTACATCCAGCTGCAGATCGAGCGGGACATGGATGCCTTCGATGTCCGCAGCATCGGGTTCGACCCCTGGTCGGCGGTCCCGCTGACGAACAAGCTGGCCGAGGCCGAGGCGCCCATGGTGAAGGTTCGGCAGGGATTCGTCACCATGTCGCCGCCGCTGAAGGAGCTGCAGCGTCTGCTCCTGAAGGGCACCCCGGAGGTGCCGCAGCTGCGGCACGGCGGGAACCCGGCGGTGACGTGGATGGTGGACAACCTCGCGGTGGCGATGGACCCGGCGGGGAACGTGAAGCCGGACAAGGCCCGCAGCGCGGAGAAAATCGACGCCGTGTCGGCGCTGGTGACCGCGATGTCTGAGGCGATGACCCGCGAGGCCCCGGTGAAGTCGGCTTACGAGGACGGCGACCTGATGGTCCTGTGAGGAGGTCTGCCGTGTGGGGCTGGTTCCCGTGGCGCCGTACTGCGGTGCGCAGGCGTGTGGTGGTGAACCTGGCGGACAAGGCGTTCGCCGGGATCCTGTGGGACAAGCGCGGCCCGCTGCTGGTGCTGAAGGACGCGGTACTGATGCAGCACGGCGCCGCGGACACGCCGATGGACGGCGAGGTCATCGTCGAACGGTCCCGGGTCGACTTCATCCAAGTCCTGGGAGGCTGACGTGGTCTTCGTCGTCTCCCAGGGCCAGCTCGGCGCCGTGTCGGTGGCCCCGTCGCTGCTGGCGCCGCAGTACGTGCAGCTCGCCGCGGACACGTTCCACGAGTACGGGCACCTGTACCGGGTGCAGCCGCAGATCCGCACGGTGGTGTCCTTCCTGGCCCGGAACATCGCCCAGCTGGGACTGCACACCTACCGGCGGGTGTCGGACACGGACCGGGAGCGGCTGACGGACCACCCGCTCCCGCGGATTCTGGCCGCGCCGGGCGCGCGCCTGACCCGGTACCGGCTGATCGAGCGGCTGGTGTCGGACATCGGGATCTACGACAAGGCGTTCTGGGTGAAGGTCCGCATGGACTCCGGTGAGCTGCTGGGCGTGATCCCGGTGCCGCCGTCCCGGATGGAGCTGCAGGGCGACAGCTGGCTGGAGCCGGAGCGTTTCGTCGTCCACGGCTCGAGGGGTGAGCTGCACCTGACCCCGGACCAGGTCGTGTACTTCCACGGCTACGACCCGGACGATCTGCGCGAGGGCTCGTCGCCGATCGAGTCCCTGCGGTCGATGCTGCAGGAGGAGTTCGAGGCGACCCGGTCACGCGAGCAGATGTGGCGCAACGGAGGCAGATTGTCCGGGGTGCTGAAGCGGCCCGCAGACGCACCCAAGTGGGACCCGACGGCCAAGGCCCGGTTCGGCGAGTCGTGGAAGGCCTACACGGCGGGCGGCGGGTCTGCCGGGGGGACGCCGATCCTCGAGGACGGCATGGACTACGTGCAGCTCGCCCTCGACCCGCAGAAAGCCCAGTACATCGAGGCCCGCAAGCTGACCCGCGAGGAAGTCGCGGCGGCCTACCACATCCCGCTGCCGATGGTCGGGATCCTCGACAACGCCACGTTCTCCAACATCAAGGAGCAGCACCAGCATCTCTACCAGGACACCCTCGGCCCGTGGCTGCAGATGATCCAGGAGGAGATCGGGCTCCAGCTCATCCCTGACCTGCCGGACAGCCAGGACGTGTATGTCGAGTTCAACCTGCAGGAGAAGCTGCGCGGCTCCTTCGAGGAGCAGGCGGCCCAGCTGCAAACGGCGGTCGGCGCCCCGTGGCTGCTGCGGAACGAAGCCCGCGCGCGCATGAACCTGCCGGCCATCGACGGCGGCGACGACCTGATCACCCCGATGAACGTCACGGTCGGGGGCCTGGCCTCGCCGACGGACACGGCACCCGATCCGGCGGAGGCTCCGGCGCTCCCAAAAGGGCGGGGCCGCCTGGTGCTGATGAAGGCGGCCGGGCCGACGAAGCCGGAAGACCTGGGGGACTTCGACGAGGAGCGTGACGCTCTGGTCGCCTCGCTGGAGCGCTGGACGAAGCGGCAGGCCGCCCGCCTGATCACACGTGCGGGCGCGAAAGCGGACGGCGTGCCGGACCTGCTGGCCTGGTGGGACGAGGGCTCGGAGGACCGGCTGGCCGAGCTGACGTCTCTGCTCCATGGGCACGGGTACCGGATCGCGCAGCTCGCGGCCTGGGGGGTCCTCGCGGACTTCAACCCGGAGGCGGCCGGCTGGGATCCGGAGGTCATGCTGCCGTGGCTTCTGGCCGCGGCCGAGACGCACGCCGCCCAGCACGAGCAGGCCGGCCGGGACGCGGTCGCGGCGGTCGACGACAGCGGCGACGGGTGGCAGGAGAACCTGCGTCACGCCGCCGAGGTGTGGTCGGTCGCGGCGGCGGTGCGCGCCTCGACGGTGAGCACGGAGGCCCGCGGGTTCGGGTCGCACGACGCGGCGGGCGCCTCCGGGGTGACACGCAAGATCTGGCGGACCGGGGGGACGAACCCGCGGCCGTCGCACCGGGCACAGGACGGCGAGGCCGTGAGCCTCGACGACGTGTTCAGCAACGGCCTTCGGTGGCCCGGTGACGGCAAGGGCGAGGCCAAGGAAACCGCGAACTGCAAATGCCGTCTCGACTACGCAACGGAGTGACGATGCGAATCAAGAGCTGCCCCGTGCGCATCAAGGCGGCGGGCGAGCACGAGGGGACCGACGAGGGGACGTTCGAGGCGATCGTCGCCGCGTACAACCTGGACAGCGTCGGCGACAAGATCACCCCGGGGGCGTTCGCCGCGACGCTCGCCGAGTGGAAGGGCCGCGGCGACCCGATCCCGGTCCTGTGGTCGCACATGTCCCACGACCCGGAGTACCACATCGGCGAGGTGCTGGAGGCCGAGGAGCGCCCGGAGGGCCTGTGGGTGAAGGCCCGCATCGACACCGAGCCCGGCAGCAAGGCCGCCCAGGTGTACAAGCTGCTCAAGGGCCGCCGGGTCACGCAGTTCAGCTTCGCCTACGACGTCGAGGAGGGCGCGTGGGTCGACCAGAAGGACGGGGAGGGCTACTACGAGCTGCGCAAGCTCAAGCTCTACGAGGTCGGCCCCACGCTGATCGGCGCGAACCAGGCGACGGAGCTGCTGGACGTGAAGTCCGCCGACGGCGCCACCATGCGCATCGCGGTCGAAGGCGCTTCCGCCGCACAGACCGAAGAGCTTCGCCAGGCCCTGACGGGGGCCATGGCGGCGAAGGCCGGCAGGACGCTGTCGGCGAAGAATGAGGAACGCGTCCGGGAGATCGGGCGCCTCGCGAAGGAGCTGCTGGACTCCGTCTCTTCCAGCACCGATGACGATGAGAAGGCCACGCCTGTCCCGCCCCAGACCCCCTCGTCGCAGGTGACTGCGGCCAAGGAGGCTCCGGCCGGCCCGAGCCCCGCCTCGCTCCGTCTGCAATCAGACCTCGCCGCTCTGGCGGCCGAGGCCTTCTCGCTTACGGACTGAGGAGAGCCGTGAACAAGATCGAAGAGCTGAAGGAACAGCTCAAGCACCACCTGCAGCAGGCCCAGCAGATCGCCGCCAAGGCCGACGACGAGGGCCGCGACTTCACCGACGACGAGCGCGCCCAGGTCACCGACCACATGGCGAAGGCGTCGGACGCCAAGGCCGGCCTGGAGAAGGCCAAGGCCACCGCGACGATGAAGCAGGCGCTCGCGGACCTCGGCGAGGGTGTCGAGCTGGAGGAGAAGGCGGCCGGCGAGCGCCGCACCCCCTCCGGTCTGATCGTCCCGGACGCCAAGGCGTCGCTGGGCGAGACGTTCGTCAAGTCGGGCGAGTACCAGGCGCTCATGCAGTCGGCCCCGAACGGCGTGTTCGGCAAGGACCACAGGGTTCAGAGCAGGCCGGTCGGCTACAAGGCCCTCGTCACCGGCGGCAGCGACACCAGCGGTGGCGCGTTCGTCACCAACGACATGCGCGGCCTGCAGCTGGGGCAGTTCGCTTTCCAGCGTCCGCTGCGGCTGCGGGACGTGGTCACGAACCTGACCACCACGTCCGACACCATCGAGTACGTCCGGATGACGTCGCAGACGAACAACGCGGCCCCGGTCGCGGAGTCGACGGCGACCGCGGACCCGGGCACCATGAACGCGGCGAACGGTGTCAAGCCCGAGTCGGCGCTGGCGTGGGCGAAGGTCACTACGCCTGTGCGGACGATCGCCCACTGGATCCCGCTCACCAAGCGGGCCCTCAGCGACGCGGCGCAGGTCCGGTCGATCATCGACGCCTTCCTCCGCTACGGCCTGGAGGAGGAGCTCGAGGACCAGATGGTGTCCGGCGACGGCACCGGCGAGAACCTCGAAGGCCTGGCTAACGTGTCCGGCGTGCAGGCCCAGGCCTGGGACACCAACCTGCTGACCACGACCCGCAAGGCCCGCACCAAGGTCCGGCTCGTCGGCCGCTCCACGCCGAACGCCTACCTGTTCAACCCGTCCGACCTGGAGGCGATCGACCTCCTCCAGGACAACGAGGCGAGGTTCTATTTCGGTGGCCCGTCCGGGCTGGGCACCGCGGGGACCCTGTGGGGCCTGCCGGTCATCGAGACCGAGGCCGTCCCCGCCGGCACCGGCTACGTCGGCGACTTCCGCAAGGCCGTCCTGTGGGACCGCGAGCAGGCGTCCATCACCATCTCGGACAGCCACGCCAACTTCTTCATCCGCAACATGGTCGCGATCCTCGCCGAGATGAGGGCTGCCTTCGGCGTCATCCAGCCGAACGCCTTCGTCGAGATCGACCTCACCGCCTGATCGGAGGGCACGTCATGGCGTACCTGAACGACGGCGCCGGCAAGGCCCGCGAGGGCAAGCAGGCCGCGGCGGTCGCGGACATCGCGTCCCCCGGAACGGCTACGGCCGCCGACTGCGCCAACAAGATCAACGCCCTGCTGGCGGCTCTCCGCACGGCCGGCCTGATCAAGAGCTCGTGACGCTCGTCAACTCCCGGCTGAGCCGTGGCCGGTGCCCCATGTGCGGCGCGAAGCACGCCACGTGCGGCCCGGCCTCGGAATCAGTCCCCGTCGACACACAGATGGAGGTGGCCGTCGTGGGCGGACCGCTGAAGAAGTACGAGGTGACCACGCCGTCCGGCGTGAAGACCACGATGAAGCTCAACGACGACGACGCCAAGCGCCTCGGCGTCACGGCCGACAGCCCGGCCGACGAGCCCGCGGCGGAGCCGGAGTCCGACACCGCCGCCGACGCGCCGACGAAGTCGCGGGCCACCCGCAACAAGGCCCGCACCGCCACCGGCGACAAGGACGGCGGTACGGGTGGTGGCGACTGACCCGCTGGCCGACCCTGCCGAGCTGGCCGTGTGGCTCGGCGTCCCGGAGACGGACACCAAGCTCGTCGCGGCCCTGAACGCCGCATCCCGCCGCTTCCGGGGCGCGGTGCGGCATCCGGTCAGCCTCGTCGCCGCCGACACGGTCACGCTGGACGGGACCGGCGCCTACACGGTGCTCCTGCCGGCGGCGCCGGTGGTGGCGGTGGCGAGCGTCGTCCTGGACGGCACGACGCTCGTGGACGGCACGGACTACGAGTGGTCGCAGGACGGATACCTGCGCCGCCTGTCCACTCCGTGGCCGACGGCCCTGCGCTGCCTGACCGTGACGTACACGCACGGCTACGCCCAGGTGCCCGAGGACATCCAGGAAGTCGTCCTCGACCAGGCCCGCGCCATCTACACGGTGCAGCCGGGCGTGCAGGCGCGGACGGTGGGCGGCCAGTCGGTGACCTTCGGCGCCCAGGCGGCGACCGGGGTGACCGCGCAGTGGTCGGCCGCTGTGGAGAAGTACCAGCTGAACCGGGGTGACCGCGCGTGATGTTCAACCAGAGCGCGGTGCGGATCCGGGCTGGCACCAAGACCGACCGGGGTGGCAACACCGTCCCCGACTGGTCGCCCGGCGCCTCGTCCCGGCTCACGGTCACCGGACTGAACATCCAGCCCAATCAGCAGGCCGAGCAGGTGGACGAGCAGCGCACCGCTGTCGTCACCGGATACCGCGTCCAGTCGGCCGAGGGCACGGCACCGGACATCCGCTCGACCGACCGGATCGAGTGGCGCGGCTTGCTGTTCGAGGTCGACGGCGAGGTCGGCGTGTGGCCGGAGCTGTTCGCCGACACCACTCACCACATCGAGTTCGTCATGGTGCGTGCCACCGGATAGGAGGCAGCCGTGCTCCTGGAGTTCCGCCTGGACGCGGCCGGTGTCCGCGAGATCCTGCGCGGCGACGAGGTCCGTCAGCTAATCGACGGCAAGGCGGAGGAGATCGCCGAGAACATCAAGGCCGCCCAGCCTGACGCGCCGGTCGAGGTCCGCAAGTACACCACGGACCGCGGGGCCGCCACGGTCGCCGTGACCGACGTGCAGGCCATGGCCTGGCAGGCGCGCGACGGACTGCTGACCCGTGCCGCCGGGGCGGCCGGCCTCGAGGTGAAGGCTTGGCAGCGGTGAAGCCGCTCGTCGCCTTCGGGGATGTGCAGGCGGCAGGGGCGTCCGTGCTGCGGACCGCTCTCGCCGGCAGGCCGGAGCTGTATGCGGCCGGGGCCGCGGTGGGCACCCGCGTCCCGGGCGACCGGTCACCGGAGACCCCGGACCTGCCGTATGTGCTGGTCCGCAAGGACGCCGACTTCCCCCATGCGTCGATGGCGAACTCGCGCTGCACGCTGCGGGTCACCGTCTGGCACGAGTCCGCCGACGACGCGCACGACCTGGCGATGCTCTGCCAGGGGCTGCTGCTAGTGCACTCCGGACCCGTCATCCGCGGCGTCCGTCCCGCCACGGGGCCGCTGCCTGCGGTCGACCCCCCAAGCGGCATCGATCTGTCGACATTCACGGTGCTCGCCAACGTCAAGCCGCAGCCCTTGCCCGCGGCGTGACCCTCACTGAACCGCGACCCACCAACCCTGTACCTGAGACGAGGAGGACGCCGTGGCCGGCGACCCGCTGAACGCAAATCTGTGGACGGACGCGGACGTCTACATCTCCACCAACCTGTCCGCGACCCTGCCCGCCGACGCGTCCACCGCGTTCGGCGTGGACTGGCAGCTCGTCGGCCTCCTCGACGGGGACGAGGGATTCCCGGAGGGCCGCGACGAGGACACCGACGACAAGTTCGCCTGGGGCGGCATCCTCGTCAAGACGTCCCGCAACCACTTCAAGCTGACCAAGAGCTTCACCGCGCTCGAGGACAACGACACCACCTTCAGCCTGCTGTGGCCCGGCTCGACGGCCACGGCCATCAAGGTCCCCCGCCCGGCGAAGGTGCTCGTCGCGTTCGAGGTCCGGGAGGGCGACAAGGTCCGCCGCCTGATCACCGCCAACTACGCGGAAGTGTCGCTTGACGGCGACCACGGCGAGACCGAGGCGGACCTGGAGTCCATGACGTTCGCCGCCACCATCTACCCCACCGGCGACGGCACCCTGTTCACCCGCCAGGTCACCCCGACGCTGGCCAGCCTCGTCGTCGCCCCCTCCACCCTGTCGATCGCCGACGGGGAGATCGGCGCCCTCACGGCGACCGCCCACTACGACGACGCCTCCACGCAGGACGTCACGGCGCTCGCGTCGTGGAACTCCTCGGCCCCGGCCGACGCCACCGTCTCCGCCGGGTTCGTCACCGGCGTGGACCCCGGCTCGGCCACCGTGACCGCCACCTACAACGGCCAGTCCGACACCTGCGCCGTGACGGTCACCGCCTGATCCGCCGGGGCGCGGGAGTTCTGTCGCGGTTCGGCCGCGCCCCGGTGCACACCTTCACCGAACCGCGAGGAGCCGCGACATGCAGGTCCGCTTCACCGACTCCGACATCCGGGCCAAGGCCGTCGAGCTGAAGCTCATCGAGCCGGGCAGGGAAGTGCCGAGCCATCTCCGCAGCCGGATCGTCGCGATCCTGCTGCAGGAGGCCGCCGGCCACACCCGCCGCCCGGCGCCCGAGCCGCAACTGGCCACGGAGATCGTCATCCAGCCCGGCGGGGTGATCCTCATCGACGGGGAGCCCTTCCCGTGGCTGGTGGCCCAAGAGGCGATGGACATCCGCCTCGATCCCGAGGGCTTCAGCACCGTCCGCATGACGCTGCTGGCCAACGCCGTACAGATCCTCACACCCGAACCGCGCGACGAGAGCGAGTAGCCATGGCCACCCGAACCGCGACCAAGTCCGACTCCCAGCCGTTCGACTTCAACCTGGACGCCGTCCAGGCCGAGGTCGACCTCACCCCGTGGCGAGTCCACTGGGACGGACGCCGCTGGGAGTTCGCCCACATGCAGGACCTCGACGTGTGGGGCCTGATGGAGGCCGCCGAGTCCGGCGAGGTCGCCGCGATGGCGGGGATCTTCAAGGCGGCCCTCGGCGACGAGGAATGGGCCCGGTTCCGTAAGGTCCGGCTGCCCCAGTACAAGCTCAAGGCCCTGTTCGACGCCTACCGCAAGCACTGCGGTGTGGCCGAGGGGGAATCGGAAGCCTCGTCCGCCTCCTGAGGGAGCACGGCGAGGCAGTCCAGGCAGACTTGCGCGACCACTACGGCGTGAGGCTCAGCGACCTGTTCCGCAGGGACAGCGCCGGATGCCCACTGCTGACCTGGCGGGAGCTCGGCGGCTACATCCGCCAGCTCCCGCCGAACGCCCGCACCCGCCTCGCGCTCGGCGACGAGGACAGTGTGTGGGGGCTGCAGGAACACCTGACGGCCGTCGTTATCGACGAGCTGCGCACGGCGAACTGGCAGCGCGGCCAAGAAGGCGTGGAGAAGTCGAAGCGCAAGCCGCCCCCGAAGCCGTTCCCCCGCCCCGGGTTGAAGTCCGGGAGCAGGCGGGGCGACAAGACCAGCCCCGAACGGCTGGCCGCCCGCCAGGCAGCGCTGCGGCGCGCGGCGGAACGCAAACGGGCCCTGGCGGCCGGAGAGATCACCTGACAGGGGGTGCCCATGCCGTCTGTCGGATACGCCACCATTCAGATCATCCCCAGCGTCCGGGGCATCTCGGACGAGATCCGCCGCCAGCTCACCGGCCCCGCAGGGGACGCCGGCGAGGCGGCGGGCCAGGAGTCCGGCAGCCGGTTCGCCGACAGGTGGAAGACGGGACTCGCCGCGGCAGGGGCCGCGGCGGGCGCCGTCCTGGTGGCGGCCACCGTCTCGGCGGTGGAGAAGGAGAAGGCTGGCGACCGGCTGGCCGCTCAGCTGGGCCTGTCCGGCAAGGGCGCGAAGGAGGCTGGCAAGGTCGCCGGCACTCTGTACTCCCAGGCCGTCGTCGACAGTTTCGAGGACGGCGCGGCCGCGGTGCGCGCGGTCATGGGCTCCGGGCTCATCCCGGCCAAGGCCACGACCAAGAGCATCGAGGCGATCACCACCAAGGTAGCCGACCTCGCCAGCACCTTCGAGCAGGACCTGGGGGGCACGGCGAACGCCGCCGCCCAGATGATCCGCACCGGGCTGGCGAAGGACGGCGCCCAGGCGCTCGACCTGCTCACCAAGGGCTTCCAGTCCTCCGCGAACAAGGCGGACGACTTCCTCGACACGATCAACGAGTACGGCACCCAGTTCCGCAAGGCCGGCCTGGACGGCGCCACGTCGATCGGCCTGCTCAACCAGGCCATCGCCGCTGGTGCACGCGACGCGGACATCGCCGCCGACGCCATCAAGGAGTTCTCCATCCGGGCGGTGGACGGCTCCACCAGCACCGCCCAGGGGTTCAACGACCTGGGCCTGTCAGGCGTGAAGATGGCCAAGGACTTCGCTGCCGGCGGGGCCACCGCCAACGCGGCCCTCGACCTGACGCTCGACCGGCTGCGCGGTGTCGCAGACCCGGTCAAGCAGTCCAGGATCGCTGTCGCCCTGTTCGGCACCCAGGCCGAAGACCTGGGCAAGGCGCTGTTCGCCATGGACCCCTCCACGGCTGCGGCTGGACTCGGCAAGGTCGGCAACGCCGCCAAGACCGTCGGCGACACCATCCGCGGCAACACCTCGACCCAGCTGGCCATACTGCAGCGCCAGCTCACGGGGGCGATCGGGGTCGTGGTGACCTCCGTCATCCTCCCCGCCCTGAACGCCTTGATCGCCGGGATCCGCCAGGTCGACGACGTGATCAGCGGCATTGTCGGCTGGTTCCGCGAGTGGGGTATCTGGCTCACGCCGCTCGGCATCCTCATCACCGGCATCACCTTGACGATGACCGCCCAGGCCATTGCGGTGGGGGCGGTGACCGCGGTGTTCTCCCTCTACCGCGGCGCGATCCTGGCGTGGATGGCCGTGCAGCGCGGCGCCATCGCCGTGCAGGCGGCCTTCAACGCGGTCCTGTCCGCGAACCCGATCGGGCTGATCATCACGGTGCTGGTCGCCCTGGCCGCCGCCGTGTACATCGCCTACCAGCGCTCCGAGACCTTCCGCAACATCGTGACGAAGGCCTGGCAGGGCATTCAGGCCGCCGCCTCCTACGCCTGGAACAGCATCCTCAAGCCCGCCTTCGACGGGCTGATGACGGGCCTGCGGGCGATCGGCGCAGCCGCGATGTGGCTGTGGACCAACGCCATCCAGCCGGCGTTCGGGTTCATCTCCACCGCCGTCCGCATCCTCGCCACGATCTTCACGATCGTGCTGCTCGGGCCGATGTACGTGGCCTTCCTGGTGATCGGGAAGGTCGCGACGTGGCTGTGGTCCAGCGTGCTCCAGCCGACGTTCTCCGCCATCGGGACAGCCGCGATGTGGCTGTGGACGAACGCGATCCAGCCCGCGTTCAGTCACCTGCAGCTGATCCTCCGTGCCGCGGGCGCGGTCGTCATGTGGCTGTGGACGAGCATGATCAAGCCCGGCTTCAACGGGGTGATGGTCATCCTGCGGGCCGTCGGGTCCGTCGTGCTGTGGCTGTGGAACAACGTCTTCAAGCCCGGGTTCAACGGCATCGGAGTGATCGCCAGCTGGCTGTGGAACAACGCGATCAAGCCCGCTTTCGACAACGTCAAGTCGGGTATCCAGGTCCTGTCCATCGTCGTCCGCTGGCTGTGGACCTCCGTCATAGCCCCGGTCTTCGGCTGGATCGGCGACAAGGCCAAGTGGCTGTGGACCTTCGGCATCAAGCCGTCCTTCGACCTGCTGAAGAAGGGCATCGCCGCCGTCGGCGACAGCTTCGAGGACGCCAAGAACTTCATCTCCCGAGCCTGGACGTCCATCCAGGACATCGCGAAGAAGCCTGTCCGCTTCATCATCGAGAAGGTCTACAACGCGGGCATCGTGCCCGTGTGGAACAAGGTCGCGTCCGCGTTCGGCGCACCGAAGATCTCCCCGATGGACATCTCCGGATGGGCCACCGGCGGCGTCCTGCCCGGATACACCCCGGGCCGCGACGTGCACCTGGCGGCCCTGTCCGGCGGCGAGGCCGTCATGCGCCCGGAGTGGACCCGCGCGGTCGGCCCCGGCTACGTCCACCACATGAACGCAGCTGCACGCCACGGCGGAGTCGCCGGCGTGCAGCGCGCCCTCGGCCTGCCCGGATTCGCCGACGGCGGGATCTTCGGCTGGATCGGCGACAAGGCTGCCGGTGTCGGCTCCGCCGTCTGGGACGGAGTCAAGAAGGGCGCGTCCTGGCTCAAGGACAGCCTGGAGGAGTCCGCCCGCGCCGGCGTCAAGGCCGTCGTCGACCCCCTCCTGCGCAACCTGCCCGGCGCCGACACCCAGCTCGGGAAGATGCTGCGCCGCATCCCCAACAAGATCCTCGACGCGGTCTTCGGCTACGCCAAGAAGGCGGACGACAAGGGCGCGGGCGGTGTCGGGCCGATCGGCGGCGTCGTGCCCACCGGCAAGCGGCGCGTCATCCTCACCCAGGCCCTCGCCGCCGCCGGAGTGCCGCCGCCCGGCACCATGGGGCAGTGGCTGGCCGGCCTCAACACGCTCATCACCCGCGAGTCCGGCTGGAACGCCTCCGCCATCAACAACTGGGACATCAACGCCAAGAACGGCGTGCCCTCCCAGGGCTTGGCGCAGACGATCCCGCCGACCTGGTCCGCCCACGTGCCGGCATCCCTGCGCTCCCGCGGCATCCTCGACCCGGTCGCCAACGTCGCGGCGGCCATCCGGTACATCGTCGCCACCTACGGCTCCATCACCGGAGTCCAGCAGGCGAACGCCAACAAGTCCCCAAAGGGCTACGCCTCCGGCGGACGGCCCCGGGCGGGCGAACTGGCCTGGGTCGGCGAGAACGGCCCCGAGCTGGTCCGCTTCGGCTCCGGGCGCTCGCAGGTCTTCGACCACCGCACCTCCATGGGCATGGCGGAAGGAGCGTTCAGCCGCGGCTTCGCCAAGGGGACCGCCGGAGCCCGTGCCGCCGCCCGCAAGGACCTGCCCGCCGACCTGGGCAGTTTCACCAAGGCCCTGACCGGCTCGGCCGCCCTGATCTCCGCCGCGACGAAGGCGCTCACGACCGACCTGGTCGTCCTCGGGCGCGCCGGCAAGCGGCTGGCCGCGACCACGCTCGGCGTGTCCTCGCGGCTGCAGAAGCTCGCCAACCAGCGCGACGCGATCGCCTCCCGGATCGCGACCGCCCGACAGGCCGCAGCCGACCAGCGGCGGACGGCCAGCGACTTCCTCGGGCTATCGAACCTGTCCGGCGCCGCCACCGCTACCGACGTGCTCGCCGGCATGTACGAGCGGCAGACCAAGCTTAAGAACTTCCAGAAGTCGATCGCCTCGCTGTCCAAGAGGGGCCTCAACCAGGGGCTGATCCAGCAGCTGGTCGCCATGGGCCCGGACAGCGCTCTCGCGGGCGTCGTGGCGGGCGCCACCGGCGACCAGATCCGCGAGTTCAACTCGCTCGCCAAGGGCAACGGCAGGCTCGCCGGGGCGTTCGGCAACGTCATGGCTGACGCCATGTACGACGCCGGCAGCCAGGCCGGCAAGGGGTTCCTTGCCGGTCTGATCGGCCAGCAGAAGGCGCTCCAGGCGCAGATGGCGGCCCTGGGCAAGGCCCTGGTGTCGTCCATCAAGTCCCAGCTGAAGATCAAGTCTCCGTCTCAGATCATGCGGGACGAGGTCGGCGAACCGGCGGCTCTGGGAGTGGCGGTCGGCCTGGACCGGTCGGCGGCCACCGTCGCCGCCTCGGCCACTCGCATCGCCTCTGCGGCGGTCCCGAGCCTGCCGCCGGCTAGACGCCTCCCGGGCGCCGCCGGCTTCGCGCCGGGTCAGCGGCTCCGCCTCGTCGTCAGGGACCGCGAGTTCGACGCCTACATCGAGGACATCGCCGACGAGCGCATCGACACCACGGTGCGCACGCTGGCTCCTGCTATCGCTGGTCGGAGGGGGTGACCTGTGGCGATCCCCGGGAATCTGCTGTCGGCGACGACGGAGTCGCTGGATCCGAGCCTGTCGGGCTGGACGGCCAAAACGAACTGCTCGATCGCGCGCGGGACGGGCGGCCGGAACGGCGACGGCACGCTCCGGCTGACCAGCCTGGCGGCGGGCGAGATGCAGGCCCGGACCGTCTGGTCGTACACGGTCACCCCCGGCCAGGAGTACCAGGCGTTCTGCGACGCCGCCGGGACGGTCCCGGACCGGATCGGGCTGCGCTGGCTGACGGCCGCCAACACCGAGATCTCCATCTCGTGGTCGGTGACCACATCGTCGGCGTCGGCGTCGTGGCACCGCATCAGCGTCTCCGACTACGCCCCGGCGACCGCGGCACGGGTGCAGGTCGTCGTGTCGTCGGTCAGCCCGGCCGGTATCGGCGTCCAGCACAACTACGAGAACGTCTATCTCGGCTCGCCGATGCGCACGACCGGCAACCTCCTGAGCGCGGACGCGGAGGGCATGGACGCGCCGACCCTGGCCTGGCAGGTCGACGCCAACTGCTCGATCGCCCGCCAGACGCCGCCGGTGACCTGGCCGGTCGACTGGTACTGGGGCGGCGGGCACGTCCTGGCGATGACGGTCACCGCGGGCGGCGACGCCTCGGTTCGCACCACCGCCCTGTCGCCGGTCACCCCCGGGCAGGAGTACATCGGCTACGCCTACCTCAACCCGCCGACCGCCGGCAGCACGACGTGGGTGGAGCTGCGGTTCTACGACGCCTCGTCCGCGCTCATCACCTCGGAGCGGGCGAACCTGGCCGCGCCGGGCACCGGCTACTACCGGCAGAAAGTGTCCAAGGTCGCGCCGTCGAACGCCGCCTACGCCCGCCTCGCCGCAGGCATCACCGCCGGCACGGCCGCCCAGGTCGTCCGGATTGACGGGGCGGTCATCATGCCGGCGGCCCCGCTCCGCGAAGGGTCCGTGGTCCCGTTCGCGGACGCCTCGTTCGAGGCCGGGGTCGCGGGCTGGACCGTCGTGTCTGGCGTGGCGACGCTCGCCCGGCTCACCCCGTGGGGCACGGACGGGCTCGACAGCCACTACGCGATGACGGTCACCTCCGCGACCGCCACCACCAGCGTCATCCGCAGCGCCAAGTTCGCGATCGGCGCGGCGGAGGGCCTCGACTTCACCGCCGAGCTGGGCGCCAAGGTGTCATCCGGCGGCTGGACGCTGACGCGGGGGATCCGCTGGTACTCCGCCACGAACGTCGACCTCGGCGTCACCACCACCGCTGCGGGCGCCGTGCCGACGCCGGACTGGTGGCTGCTGTCGCTGCAGGGCACGGCCCCGGCCGGCGCCACCCAGGCCGCGATCGAATGGTCCCTCACCGCCACGACCGCCCCGTCGGTGCTGCGGGTCGACAAGGCCAGCCTGTGGCAGTCGCTGCCGCTGGACGACGTCGAGGCCCACGACGACGACGCGTACATCACCGTCACGTTCCGGGAGCTGACGGTCGACTCCACGGTCACCATGTGGCGGGTCGCCGAAGGCGGAACGCGGACCCTGGTCCGCGGCCCGGACGGTCTCCTCGACGGCGCATCGGTCACGACCGGGACGCTGGTCGTGGAGGACTACGAGGCGCCGCTCGGGGTGCCGGTCTACTACTACGCCGAGACGAAGAACTCGACCGGGGCGACGCTGGAGACCCGCGTCAGCGACACCGTGACCCTGGCCGCGGGGGACGTCCAGTACGGGTGGCTCAAGGACCCCGGCTACCCGGCCCGGAACTGCCGCGTGATGATCGCCCGCGCGCCGGACTGGCAGCGGCCCATCCAGCAGACCGCGCACCGTGTCCGCGGCAGCCGGGCCCCGATCATCCTGTCGGACGTGCGGGGCAGCCTCGAAGGCGACCTGTCCGTCTATACCTGGTCGGATGACGAGCGGCAGGCCCTGCACTACCTGCTCGACTCGGGGTCGGTGCTGCTGTGGCAGGCCGCCCCGGGGCACGGGGTCGACGACATGTACGTCGCGGTCGGCCAGGTGACGGAGGCCCGCGGCGGCGGGATCGCCTCCGATGAGCTGCGGGTGTGGACGCTGCCGATGGTGCAGGTCGACATGCCGACCGCGATCGGTGTCGCCTCGTCGGCCGGCCGCACCGGCTACGACGTCCTCGCCGAGAACTTGACGGGGTTCGACGTCCTGGAGTCCTACGCCACCGGCGAGGACTTGCTCTTCGGGCGGAGGTCGTCCTGATGTACCCGGTGAGCGACCGGTTCCTCGCCACCCTAGTCGAGCCGCACCAGCCGGCCAGCAAGGTGGACCTGTTCCTGACCGACGGCCGGGTCGAGACCCTGGACGTGATCGGCGGATCGGTGACGGTGGACCGCAGCCAGCAGTGCCGGCGGCAGTGCACGGTCACCATCCCCGACCCGGCGCTGATCCCTCGCACCCCGACCGACCAGCTGTCCGTGTACGGCGCCCGCCTGCGGGTCTCCCGTGGCGTGCAGGCCGGCGCCTACCGGGAGCTGGTGCCGTGCGGAGTGTTCCGGCTCGACTCCGTCGAGGGCGACATCGACGAAGGGCCCGTCACCCTCAGCGGCAAGTCGCTGGAGTGCGTGGTCGCCGACGACAAGTTCACGGCCCCGTACCGGGCGACCGGCACCGCGGTCGGCGCGATCACGGCGCTGATCCAGCGCAGCATCCCGGAGGCCTCCGTCACCTCCACGGCCACCGACGCGGCGATCGGCGCCCGCACCTGGGACATCGAAGCTGATCCGTGGGCGGCCGTTACCGAACTGGCTACCGCGATCGGGGCTGAGTGCTACGCGGACGCAGACGGGGGGTTCGTCATCGCCGAGCTGCCCGACCCGCTCGCCGTCACCCCCGCCTGGACGGTGTCCGTCGGGGACGGCGGCTCCTACATCTCCGCAGCCCGCGGCATGAGCAGCGACGGCGTGTTCAACGGTGTCCTCGCCCGCGGGGAGAACACGGAGGCAGGCTCGGCGCCGGTGTCGGCGCTGGTCGTCGACGGCGACTCGGGCTCCCCGACGTACTGGTCCGGACCGTTCGGCCGGCGGCCGATGTTCTACAGCTCCTCGACCCTGCTGACCACCGGCCAGTGCACGGCCGCCGCCACGCTGAAGCTCCGCGCCGCCCAGGCGCCGAACGCCACCGCCAACTTGGTCAGCATGGCGAACCCGGCCCTCGAGCCCGGTGACGTGCTGCGCGTCGTGTACGAGGACGGCACCGCCGAGCTCCACCAGGTGCAGTCCTTCCCCGTCGACCTGGTCGGCGGAGACATGGCGATCCAGACCATCTCGGCGAAGGAGGGCACGTGAAACCGGTGACCTCCTCCACCCGGCCGCTACCGAACCTGCTGGCCGCAGCGATCCGGGAGCAGGCGAAGTCGGCGGGCAGCGAGGCCCCGTCGGTGCGAGGCTCCGACTGGCGCCTGGCGGTCGTCTCCACCGTCGGCCCGGACGGCACCATCACCACGTCCGACGGCATCGTCGCCCGCCGCATGGAGACCTACGTCAGCCCTGCGAACTCCGACCTGATCGTCATCACCCAGTCGGGGGCTGGCAACTGGCTCGCCTGGGGGCGGGGGTCGACCGGGGCGTTTGCGGTCGGCGAGAGCAAGACAGTCCGCAAGCCGGTCTCCACCAGCCGGGCATCGACGACCACTATGGCTGCAGACCCTCACCTCACGGTTGACGTCGTGGCCGGCACGTACACCGTCGACTGCTTCCTCACCTACGACGCCGACAACCTTGCCGACCTGAAACTCGGCTGGGTCGCACCCGCATCCACCACAGGCGCATGGTGGCCGGGCGGCTCCGACTCCGGCAACACCACCCTCGCGGCCACCACTCGCTGGGGCGCCCCAGCGGATTTCACCAGCACCACGCTTCCCGTGGCGGGCATCGGAGCAGGCCAGATCGTCGCCTGCCGGCCCGTGGGCACTGCGGTCGTCACCACCAGCGGCGCCCTCGCCCTCGCTTGGGCGCAACAAGCCAGCTCAGCCACACCCACCGTCGTGCGCGGTCAGTCCTGGCTGCAGGTAAGGAGGATCGCCTGATGGCCACCGACCCCTATGGCCAGTCCGTCACGCTGTACCAGAACGCCGAGGCCCCCAACCTCGAAGCGATGATCAAGAACCTGGCGGACGGAGTCATACCCCGCAGCGTCATGCGCTTCGCTTCGTCCTCGGCCCGCGCCGCCACCCTCACCGCACCAGTCGAGGGCATGGTCACCTGGCTTCAGGACGCCAACCGGCTCTACGTCTACGACGGCTCCGCCTGGCAGGAGCTCCCGTACAACTCCCGCCTATTCGCCTACAAGCCGTCGAACACCTCCCGCGCCTCGACGACGTCGGCGACCGCGGACCCGCACCTGACGTTCACGGTCGAGGCGAACGCCACCTACACGCTGTCCGGGTTCCTCGTCTACGACGGCCTCGACACCGCCGACCTCAAATTCGGGTTCACCGCCCCGGCCGGCACGACCGGCAGCTGGTGGCCCGGCGCCGCCGACTCCAGCATGAACGCCCTCGCCTACTCACCCCGCTGGGGCGCCCTCACCGACGTCACCACGGCAACGATGGCCGTCGGCGCACAGGGCGCGGGCACCATCCTCGCCGCAGCCCCCAAGGGACTGGTCATCACCTCAGGCACGCCCGGGACGTTCTCCCTGGTCTGGGCGCAGAACTCGTCGAGCGGGACGGCGACGATCCTGCGCACGCACTCCTGGCTGCGGCTCGACCGCATGTAGCCGCCCCCTTTCACTCGCAGCCCCGCGCGCCGGGGCCATCACCCATGTCCGGAGACTGCATGAACCGCGTCGGCTACCGGCTCGTCGACCTGCCCGACGCGATGCGCCCCTGGCGGGACAGGCCCGTGCGCTGGGAGAACGCCTCCCTCACCAGCGGGCCGTACCACCTGGACGCTGGGGGCGTGTACCTGTACTACCCCGACGGCGCCACCACCGGCTACGACCACCCGGTCGGGCAGTGCCAGTTCGGGCTCGGGTGCCTGGCCAGCTACCGCACCGAGACCGACCCCGCCCGCCGGGAGACCTTCCTGACGCGGGCCCGCGCGCAGGCGGACCGGCTCATCGGGCAGCACGTCGAAGCTCGCGGCGGCTGGTGGTTCCCGTACCCGTTCGACTACGCCAACCCCTCGCACCCGGGCGTCGACTACGAGGCGCCCTGGTACTCGGGCATGGCGCAGGGCGAGGCGCTCAGCCTGTTCGTGCAGCTCGCGCAGGTGGACGCCGTACCGGCAGCGGACCGGGACCGGTACCTCGAGGCAGCCGACATGACGTTCGCGTCGCTGCAGGCGCTGGACGACGGCACTCCGTGGGCCGTGAACGTCGACTCCGCCGGCTACCTGTGGATCCAGGAGTACCCGGGTGCGACACCCGGCAGCGGGGACTACACGTACAACGGGTTCATTTTCGCCGCCTTCGGGCTGTACGACTACGCCACCCTCACCGGCAGCCAGCCCGCCGCCGACCTGTACGACGCCTGCGCCACCACGATCGCCAGGTACTACCCGCTGCTGCGGAACACCCGCTGGCACTCCTACTACTGCCAGGCCCATCGCGTACCGGCGCCGACCTACCACCAGCACCACATCAACCTCGTCCGGCAGTTGCACTGGCAGACCGGCAGCCCCGACTTCGCGGACATGACCGACCGGCTCGTCGACGACTACCCGGCCCCAGGGGTCAGCGGCACGGTGGCCTTCGAGTCGGGCAGCCACGTGCTGTACCGCTTCGACACCGCGGCGTCGGGCGCGTGGGTGTCTGGCAAGAACGACGCCGAGCTGGAGCGGAAGACGGTCAGCTTCTCGCAGGACACGGCCGCGCCCGCCTCGATGCGGCGCCGGATCCAGGACCGCGGCATCTACTACCGGATCTCCGCCGGCGCCTACGCCGGCTGGTGGGTCGGTGAGTCCTGGTCCCGGGCCTACCTGCGCGGCATCCACCTGACCACGCTCTACCGGCCCGCGCGAACCGTCACCTTCCCCGGCGGCAACGAGCCGGTCGCCGCATACCGGGTAGCCGCCGACGGCACCGAAACCGGCGTGAAGATCGTCGCCTTCCCTTCGCCGTCGAACGCCCCGGCCGACCGCCGCGCCGTCGTCAACGGCAGGGCGATGTTCCAGATCACCGCAGGCGGGCTCACCGGCTACTGGGTACCCGCCAGCGCCGTCACCGTCGACTCCGCACCCGCCGTGGCTGCGCCCCCAGCTCCCGCCGACAGCACGTCTACGCCCTGATTGGGGGTCCTCATGGCGATGACCGGACAGCAGTTCTTCCCCGGCGCGTCGACCGCCTACCGGTACGACAGCGCCTACCCCGGCGCCCACATGGAGATCAACTGCTGCGTCACCCACACCACCGAGGGCACCAGCCTCCCCTTCTACGGAGGCGGCGCCAGCGCCCCGAACGTCACCCTCGTCCCCGACTTCAACCGCAAGCGGCTCGTCGTCTACGGCCACTTCCCCGCCGACATGTCCGCGCGCGCCCTCGTCGACCGGGCCGGCGGCCCGACCACCAACCGCAACAACTGCCACCAGGTCGAGCTCGTCGGTACCTGCGACCCGGCCACTCACCGCAAATGGGAGGCAGCGAACCGCCTCCACATTTACTGGCCCGAGGCCCCCGAGTGGGCGCTGCGCGACTACGCCCGCTACATCGCCTGGCTGTACACCGAGCACGGCGTCCCGCTCACCCTCACCAAGCGGCCGTGGCTGCCCTACCCCCAGTCCTACGGCTCCGCGAACGGGCAGCGCATGACGTCCACCGAGTGGGCCGCCTTCACCGGCCACTGCGGCCACCAGCACGTACCCGAGGGAAACGACCACGGCGACCCCGGCAACATGCGCATGGACCTGGTCATCGCCTACGCCCGCGCCCTCGTCGACGGCATCAACACCCCGCCCCCCGAGGAGGAAGACATGACGCCCGAGCAGGACGCCCTGCTGAAGAAGGTCGCCTCCCAGGCGAACGCGCTGTACTCCGAACGCCGCTACTACTCCTGGGGCTACGAGAACACCAACGTCGATCCCCGGGACACCTACGGGATCCTCACCGACATCGACAAGCGTCTCCAGACGTTCGAAGGCGTGCAGCTGACCGACGCCCAGGTGACGACGCTCGCCGACAAGGTCGCCTCGTCGCCGTCCCTCGCCAACCGGATCGCCGAGCTCGTCGCGGAGAAGCTCGCCGCCCGCCTCGCCCAGTGACTCCCAGCAGGACTCTCACAGAACGGACACCGCCATGACCTCGCACCTGCCCACCTCCGGCGACGTCGAGACCGTCGTCAAGACCGCCAGCACCTACGCCAAGGACCTCGCCGAGCGCGTCGTCTGGACCGGGCTCACCGCCTCCGCCGGTGTAGCCATCGCGGCCGGGCCAGCGGACATGTTCCGCGCCTCGTTCTGGGAGGCCGTCGGCGTCGCCGCCATAGCCGCCAGCGGATCCCTCGTGAAGGGCCTCATCGCGCGGTTCATCGGCTCGAAGAACAGCGCCTCCACCGCCTCGGGCGTGTAGGTGACGTGCCGTGCGGCCCGGCGGCTGCGCCAGCACCTGGGCCGCCGCGGCCAGTTCCTCCTCATCCTCGGTGTCGGTAAGACCTGCTGGGGCATCTCCTTCCTGGTCGACCCCCCAAGCACTGAAGGGCTCCGGCTCCTGACCAGCCTGTGCGACATCAGACACTGGTCATGGCTGTGGATCATCGCCGGACTCGTCACCGCCAGCAGCGCCTTCCTCCGCGTCGGCCGCGACTGGTTCGGGTTCGTCGCCGCACTGATTCCGCCGTCAGTGTGGGCCATCGCGCATCTCGCCGCCGTCATCGTCGGCGACTACTCCCGCGGCGGCTTCGTCGCGGTCTGGTACCTGACCTCCCACGTGGGGGTCATCTGTTGGGCCGCAACGGTGCCCGAATTCTCGGTCCCCCCAGCCCCGCGGCGCGCCCGGAAGGTAGAGGGCGGATGAACGTGGGTGAGTGGGCGGCCGTAGCGACGGCGGCCGGGACCGTGCTGGGGGGCGGCGGCTGGTTCGTCGCCCGAGCCACTGTGCGAGCAGCCCAAGTCACAGCCAGGGCGCAAGAGGCCACGGCCGCAGCGACCGCGGCGGCGGCTCGCGCCACAGCTGCACCGGCGCAGCAGGCCGCCGACTTCGCCGTGCTCCAGGCCACCGTGAAACGCGTCGACGAGGAGAACGGCTCCCTGCGCGGCCGGGTGTTCCGCTGCGAGTCGTTGATCCGGGCCTTTTCCTGGACGGTCGACGAGCTGTACCGGTGGGCCCGTGACCCTGTCGGCACGCCCCCCGCCCCGCATCCCCTGGTGGAGGAGTACAACCGAACTGGAGTGTGACGTGACGGAAGTCCCCGCAGAACGGCCCGCGGCCCGACGGCTCGACCCCGGCGCGGCCGACGTCGACGCGCAGGTCGACCTCGGCTGGCGCGAGCCCGACCCCGAACCGCCGGCCCCCGAGTCGGAGAGTGAGTAGCGGAGCCCCCACCGCCACGGGCGGTGGGGGCCTTCGTCGTTTCAACGCTTGCCGAGCCACCTTCGGACGGCCATGCGGTCGATACCAGCTTGCTGCGCGAACCCGGCTTCGGTGGCGTCACCGTTACCGATGCGGGTAACGCCGACCCGTCGCAGGGCGACGAGGGCCTTGCGCTCGGCAATGCGGGCGGCGGTGCGCTCGGCGGCAAGTTCGGCGATGAGGTTCTCGGGGACCTCAGTCATGAGTCGGTAGGCGGCAGTGAGCGCGGCCTCGCGGTCGTCGCGGTCGTCCTCGCCGGGGTACTGCTCTTCGATCTCGTCAGCGGTGTGGAGGAGTTCGTCGATCTGGTCCTCGGTGAGTCCGTGGTCGTCGCCGAGCCAGGCGAGGATCTCGTGGCGTTGGGTGGTCATCTGACGTTCCTTACGCGTAGTCGTAGATGGCGTGCTGGGTGCGGCGCTCGCGGGTCAGGTTGGCGATCTCGCTGCGCAACCAAGTGGCAACGTCGTTCCACTGCGCGTGGGAGATGCGCACGCCGGCCGGGTTGATGAAGGCGCCGACGTTGTGGGCTTCGACGTGGGCGAGGGCGTTGCACAGGCCAGCGGCGGAGCCGACGTAGCTTGCCTGCGCAACTTCCTGCCAGATGGCGATGTCGAGGTCGCGACTACGGGCCGGGGTGGAGCGGGCGGTCTTCATCTGGCCGATGACGATACGGGCGGCGAGGGAAGAGGCGTCGATGATCCAGCGTCCGGCCTGCTTGACGGCAGCGACGGCGCCGATCCGGCACCAGGTGCGGATGGTGGCGACGGTGACCTTGGCTTCGGTTGCAGCAGCGGTGGTGTTCATGGGGTTCCCTCCCTCGATCTGTAGACCACTCTACAGGGAGGGGTGTAGTCCTGTCTACAGGGCTAGCGTAGCGTTCCCTTCGGTTCCGCCAGCTGATCAGGAGCCACCCGCGATACCTGGCCTAGCGAGGGTGTCCGCAAACGAACGTCTGTCGACACTCGGGGTGTCTACGACATCGCTACAGCACCGATTTGACGAGAACTCGTGTCCTTAACTATGTCGCGCAAACCCCCCTTACCGCTACGCTCGGCTCATGAGAATCGGATACGGCCGGGTCTCCACCCGCGACCAGAACCCCGACGCCCAGGAGGACGCCCTCACCGCCGCCGGCTGCGACCGCATCTTCATCGACAAGGCGTCTGGCAAGCTCGCCTCGCGGCCCGAACTCGACAAGGCCCTGCTGACGGCACGGGAAGGCGACCAGTTCGTCATCACCAAGCTCGACCGCCTCGGCCGATCCACCAAGAACCTGCTCGAACTCTCCGAGCACCTCCGCTCCCACGGGGTCACCCTCGTCGTCCTCGACCAGGGCATCGACACCTCCAACCCCGCCGGCCGCCTCTTCTTCACCATCATCGGGGCCATCGCCGAGTTCGAGCACTCGATGATGGTCGAGCGCACCCACGACGGCCTCGCCGCCGCCCGGGCCCGCGGCAGGGTCGGCGGAAGGAAGAAGGCCCTGCGCCCCCGCCAAGTCGAGCTCGCGCAGCGGATGTACGACGAGCTCGGCGAAGACGGCAAGCGCAAGCACACCGTGCAGGACATCGCCGACGAACTCGGAGTCGCCCGCACCACCATCTACCGCTACCTGGAGCGTGCATGAACGGGTCACCCGAGGACTGGGCCCGCTTGGGTGCGGCACTGCGAGCAGCCCGTCAGTACCGCGGATTCTCCCAGGGCGAAGTTGCCGAGCAGGCTCAGGTCTCTCTGGTCAGCGTGCAGAACGCAGAGGCCGGCCGGCCACCGCGCGCCCGCATGCCCTACACGCTCGCCCCGACCGCACGGGTGCTGGGCTGGCCAGCTGGAACCGTCGACGAGGTGCTCCGCGGCGGACCTGTCCCATCAGTCGATGAAGCGGCGAACCTGGTGCAGCGCATTCAACGGCTGACCCCGAAGCAGCGGGCGGCCATCACGGCTCTCCTCGAGGCATTCGAGGCCAGCGAGTAGGGGAACGTTATGCGCTGCCTCCTAAGTCAGGAGGCAGTTAGGAGGTCCCGCTGACGGACCACCTGCCACACTGAGACCACACCGCGAGGAGGCCAGGTGAGGAACCGCATCAGAGTCGCTGTGGCAGACCGGCTGGAGGAGATCGGCCGCGAAGTGCAGCCCTGGCTCCCGCGTACAGATCTGCGCCGTTCGGTAGTGCCGCCAACCGCTGAGGAGCTTCCCGGCGTACTGGCTCGACTGCGCCGCGACATGAGCCTCGGCAACCCGGACATCAACCACCGCTAGCCCCCTTTCGAACGCCCCCGCAGCCGGTCGGCTGCGGGGGCGTTGTCGTGTGGGGTCAGCCCCAGATGGGATCACGCCGCATGTCGCCTCCTCGGTATGGGTGCGGCCGCCGCGCGTCCCGAAGGACCCTGCCCCGGAGGGTGGTTGCGAACTGCGGTGGCCGCGTGGAAACGGTAGACCCGCTTCCGCGCTCGTGTCAGCCCCTCGGACGGCATGGATCTTTTTCGGTCACGAGCCTGTTCCGCTGGCTGGTTTGGGGTGCATGCTGTTCGCAGGTCGACAGCCCACCCCCAGGCGGGCGTCGCCC